AGCTGAGGTTAAAAAACTTCGTGTCGAAATAGACGCATTAAAAAACGGATAAATGAGAACTGATAAAAAGGTTATCAGATTACGAAAACAGCAACCGTTATTGACGGGTTCGGAAATAGCCCGTAAACTTAATATAAGCAGACAACATGTCTCTCGAATTTTACAACATGCGGGGCTTAATAATAAACAACCACATTACAGGAAACGAGTTACCACTTGTTTATTTTGCGGAAAGATAACCTTTCGACAGCAAAAGTTTTGTCCTAACAGTGATTGTAGAGAACAATATTACTATATAGATGTAACATGTTCTTTCTGTCACTATAACTTTAAAATACTTAAAAGTACTGTAAAAAAGGGATATAAGAGAGGCAGTAGGTATATCTACTGTAGCTCTACTTGTTATTCTAAGGGCAAGAAGCAAGGTACTTAATGTGGAAATTAATGATGAATTATTAGAAAAATGGGAACCCAAAGTACAAAAGTTCCTCCAGACAGCTTTTGTTACGGGTATGGATAGGGAAGATATCGCCCAAGAACTTCGCATAGCTATAATCAAAGCAGCAGACCATTACGATGATTCTAAAGGGGTTATATTCCATACATACCTACATACAGTTATGGTTAATACTTTACGTACCCTTATTTCTAAAGCCCAAAAAACTAAGAATGTTAACATTACATATAGTATTGATGGTATGGATGTTAATGATAATCCCCAAGGATTTCTTCCTAATGAAATTGCAAACTCCCTTGCTGATGAATCGGCAATAGAATTTGTTAATAATGTTGAATTAATGGATATTATTACTCGTGCTAATTTAACCGACCAAGAACTAGCGTTTTTAGAACTAAGGCTTGAGGGTATGACCATGGAGTTTATTTCGGAACGATTAGAAGATTCGGCTTATAAAGTTAGAAACTCTATTCAAAAAAAGATTCAAGCTTTTATTTTAACTAGGGAGAAACTTAATGAGAAAACGAAGAAGGGGTAGAGCTGGCGGGTTTTTCCGAAAATTTTTATTGACAAATGAATCGCCTGAGCTTTATGATGTTCTCGCAATAAATAAAAATACTGGCTCGATTCAACAGATTGGTAAAGTATCAAGCGTAGAAGAAGCATTAGAATTAAAGAAAAAGTATTTAGCTCTAAATACTCAATATTATATTCTTGAGGATAGTTCCGTCTTAGTCGAGTTACAGTAGGAGAGAAGATGGAAAAGTTTGAGTTTATAGAATCAGCAATTATTCTAGGATTAAACTCGTTTGAAACCCTTAAAAAGTTTAAACATGTACAATCAGACTTTGTTATGCATGGGGACGCTTACAGATTTTTAATAAAATATGTAGATGACTATTCAGATTTTCCAACGGTAGAGTTACTGTTAGAGAGTTATCCCACATTAGATATTTCAGCACGAGATATTAAGTTTGATTATGCATTAGATAAATTTAAACAGCAGATTTTAACTCGACAAGTTATTCACGCTTTTCAAGTGAATAAAGATATTATTCATGATGACCCTAAAAAAGCTTATATGAATATTATGTCAGCACTGAATGATATTAACGCTATGACTGATGAAGATATTATTCATTATGACGATAAGTCTTTAGACAGATTAGCCGAATGGCGAGCCCGTAAGGAGCGTAGAGAGCTTGATGGGGGTTTAATGGGTATCCCTACCCCGTTTGATTCTATTAACAGGTCAGGCGTAGGGTGGATGGACGGTGATTTAATTGCTATGTTCGCTAGACCCACTGTAGGAAAGACGTGGATGTGTGCTGAGATGGCGGCTACCGCAATGTTAGCTGGTATAAAAACATTATTCATTTCTACTGAAATGTCTACGCAGTCTATTATGATGAGATTAGACGTTATACTTGCTAGTAAATTAGGGTATGAGCTTTCTCATAGGGCATTAAGGCACGGGGAAGAGATTAATGAAGAGCTTTATTCAGACGTACTTAAACAGCTAGACACCAAGAACTTGCTTATATGCGACCACATTAGCGGTCAACCTAGCATAACAATTGAATCTATTGAAAGTTTGGTACGTAAACACAATCCTAGCTTTATAGTGTTGGATGGAATTTATTTAGTTTCTACTGGTATAGGTAGAAGTGCTATGTGGGAACAGTCCCATGAACTATTTTATGCTATGAAGAACTTATGTAAGGCTCAAAATGTAGCTATGTGTGTAAGTACTCAGGCTAACAGAGATGCAGCTAATATGTTTGAGCCCCCTAGCGCCTCTCAGGTGGCGTTTGGAGATGCTTTAATTAGAGCTGCAGACGTTGCTTTATCAATGTGTAGGGTACAAGATGGGGATGGCGACGTGAATGAACGCATGAGAAGGGTTCAAGTCCAGAAGATTAGAGATAGTGAAACCTATATAGATAATATGTATATGACATGGAATGTAGATAAAGGTGAAATAAAGGAGATGATAGGATATGAACCATACGCAGAATACTAATGTCGATTGGGCTCATTTATTGTTATCCGCTGATTTAGATATACCAATAGGTAAATCAGAGTTTAGTATTGTATGTCCATTTCATGACGATTCTGTAGCATCTTGTTCAATTAATGTCGATAAAGGTGTGTGGATATGTTTTGCAGGGTGCGGTCAAGGTTCCTTAGCAAAATTCATACAAAGGCTTTTAAATCTTAGTGGCTCTGAGATAAATGAATTAATTTATAAAAATGAGTTTTCATTAGATTTTGACTTTTTTGAAGATGTGGAACCTACAGAAGAATACATGCCTGAAGTAGAACTACCTCCGGAATTTATTACAGGTACATATCCTGCATGGATATACCAAAGGGACTTTAAGAAAGCTACATTAGAAGATTGGGGATGTGGGACAAATAACCATGGGGATTTAATTATACCTATTCACGATATAGATAGTAAGCTAGTGGGATGGGTTTCTCGTAGACCCTTCTTAATTCCTAAATATTTATATAGTAAAGGTTTAAAGAAATCTAAGGTAATATTTGGGGGTAATCGAATTAAGTCTAGTAGATTTATTTGTGTTACGGAAGGAACTTTAGATGCTATGTGGCTAACTCAAAACGGTTATCCCGCAGTAGCGATTTTAGGAATGGATATGTCAAAAACACAACAGCGGCTATTAACGTCTTTACCAACGGAAGAAATAGTTCTTTGTTTGGATAATGACGAAGCAGGAACTATAGGATTTAATAAAGCCTTCACTACCTTAACCCAGTCTATAATTACAACTTTTATTAAAATTCCTAACGAGTATAAAGATGTTCAGGACATTAGAGATAAAAAAATACTTGACAGAATAATTGCCGATAGATATTATTGGTAGACCATAAAATTACAAGGAGAAAAGAAATGGCAGGATTAGAAGAATTATTACAGGAAAGTAGCCCGGTACGTAACATAAGAGTTGCGCAACCAAATAAAGAGTTATATCTCAGGCAAGATGGAGATGATGCGTTTGTTACATTTTTAACAGATGCAGATGAGGAATCTGACGGAGATACATGGTTATCTGGTTTGGAAACCTACTCTTTTCAAAATGGTATTAAACCAAATGGGGACCCCAGATGGGGATTTCTATTAAATCACCCAGATGTAGATTTAAGTGTTATGCCAGAAGATGCTCGTTTAAAGAAACAAGTAGCTTTCTGGGTATACGTTCATTATGTATATCATCCTACTAAACCTAATATTCCTAATATTGGGGATGATTGGGAAGAAGTACAGGATAATCGTGGAAAGCACTTTAAAGAAACAGTAAATGATTACCGCATTTTTTCTGTAGGCTACGGGCAAAAGAAAGTTAATCTTGAAGCACTCAGTAATATTAAAGATGAGTGGGGAGGGAAACTATCAAAAGGAGTTATAAGAATAAAACGTAATGGGTTATTTTTAGACACCACTTACACCTTTACCCCAACGGTTAGAGATGAAGAAGCCCCAGCACCAGAAGAAGCCCTACAACCTTTATCAGAGTACTATAAAGAGAATTATAGTAAGCTCTGGAGCCCTGCTTCACAGGAAGCCTCTACTACAGGAGAATCTGTAGAATTTGCTATAGAGGATACTAACGGCCTACCGTTCTAGGAGAGAATATGATAGTAAATACAGATAGTCTATTTGAACAGGCTATTGAGGATTTATCATCATATTCATCTTGGACAGTAGATGTAGAAACGAATGGCTTAGATGCTTATGGTTACAACCAGCTTTGTGGCATAGGCATAGCCATCGACCGTAAATCGGACTCAACATATTATTTTCCATTCAGGCATCAGCAATCCGGGAACTTAAATCCTTCATACCTCCCTACCTTGATGGACCTAATGAGCGCCCGAACTGAACTGCTTGGATATAATCTAAAGTTCGATTTACGGTTCCTAACTAACGATGGGCTAGATATCACTAACAGTAAGTTAATTGATGTCATGCTATTAGTCAGGTTAACTGCAGACTCTACTGTAAATGAATTGGGTTTAACTAAGACTCTAACAAGGTTTTATGGTCCTCAAGCCGCAGAATACGACATAGAGACAAAGAAATATTTAAGGTCTAACAAATGGCATAAAGACTTTTCATTAGCACCTCCAGATGTTTTGGGAGAGTATTGTGAATATGATGCATATTGGACCTTACAACTTTATAAAGATTGCTTAGGTAAGATTGAACAGAGTAATCAGCAAAAAATTTTAGAGTTAGAATATGAATTAACCCGTGTTCTATTTGATATGGAAAGTAGGGGTGTGGTAATTGATTCAGATTATGCTCACCAAACTGTTCAAAAGATTACGGATAGGAAAGAGGAAGTAGAAGCTAAGATATTTGAACTTAGTGGCAAAGAATTTAACATTCGTAGTACCCAAGAGATAGGAACTATCTTTAATGATATGGGAATTGAATCTAATATCCTTACTAATACTGGTAGGCAATCATGGGGAACAGCTGCCTTAGCTCAGATTAATCATCCATTAGCAGGGTTGATAAGACAACATAGAGCTTTAACTAAGTTGTCCTCTACGTATTTAGAGCCTTATGTTGAAAAGCCTGTATTACATACTAATTTCTGTAATTGGGGCACATTAACTGGGAGGCTTTCTTCTAGAGAACCCAACTTACAAAATATTCCTCGCAACCATTTTAACCTTCGAGATAGGGAACTGTCTCAAGAAGAGTTAGAAATTGTACAGGGACGTATTGAAGCTACAGCTAACTTAGAAGAGGGAGTTAATTTAGATAATGATGTTTTAAATACGTGGGGATTTATGGGAGATGAATCCTATGATGAGTCTGACGATAGGCAAATTTCGATTAGAAGATTATTTTTACCTAGAGAAGGATATCAATTAGTGAGTTTTGACTATTCTCAGATGGAAGTTAGAGTGTTTTTAAGTTACTTACAGAACGAAAGTATGCAAGAACTTTTAAATAGAACTGATGTAGACTTCCATGGGGAAGCGGCAAAGATTGCATTTGAGTTAGATGAAGATGACCCACAGTTTAAGTACTATAGGCAAATGGCTAAGGGGATTACTTTTGGAATCATATACGGAATTGGTAATCAACGTCTTGCTCAGCAGCTACAGACTACTAAGCAAGAAGCCGGGAAGTATAAGAAGAGGTACTTAGACAGCATTGAAGGCTCTAGAGAGTTCATACGAGGCGTTATGAAGGCTGTAGAGAGCCGGGGATGGATAAAGAACAAGTACGGCAGGGTTTATAAGATACCATCTGGTATGAGCTATAAAGGAGTTAATTACCTAGTTCAAGGTACTAGTGCAGATATCTTAAATGAAAGGTTAATTAAAGTAGATGAATTTTTACAAGGTAAGTTAAGCAAACCTTTACTTCAAGTTCATGATGAAATTATTTGTGAAGTACATGAAGATGAGATGGATGAAGTAGTTCCAGAGATTATTAAGATAATGCAGACCAATAGTTTAGGGATTCCTTTGTTTGTTGATAAAGAGGTTTGCACTCCTTCATGGGCTACTAAGATGGACTATGAAGATTACGTGACATCTTATACAGATAATGATACACTGGAAAAAACTAAAGAAACGGAGGGCACTATGCCAAAGATTACATCACACCTCGGAGTCACTATGAATGTTGGGAAGGATGGCTCTAATCAATATGCAAGATTAGACATTACTATTAGTGATATAGATACCGAGATACCACTGGAACCTCAGCTTGAAGACAGTAACAAAGTAATTGATGCTGTATATCAAGCTACTAAAGAAAAACTAGCAGCCCAAATTAGAGATTTACGTAGTAAAAACTCTGATAAGGAATAAGGTAATTCTATGAAAGACAATGCAGAAGAAGTTATACAACAACTTCTCGCTAAAAAAGATTTAAACTTATTTAGGGGAAGTAATGATGCGTTCTCATATGA